TCTTGATTCGGCCTCGAGCCGAATCAAGAGTTCACCATATCTATCGGAGGCGAAACCTGCGTCGCGCGCCAGTATCAGGGTGTCGGGACTCTCAATCTGGCAACGAGCCGGGGCGAGCTGAAGGTGCGGAGCGGCGACGTCATCTGCAAGTTCGGCGAGGAGACGCTGGTCATGGGGGAGAGTCTCTTCCTCAAGATGGCCGAGGACGATGCGGCGAACAGCCTGAACGAGGCGGAGATCGCAGAGGTTCAGGACGAGCTGCATGGCGATTCGATGACGCTGGAAGAGCGACGCATCGCCGACGAGAACAAGCGGCTTGCCGACCTCAATCAGAAGCCGCGAGAGAAGACCATCCAGGAGCTGCGCCTCGCGAACGAGTTGGGTGAGACGCTGACGCCGGCGGAGCTGGCACGGTTGCAGGCGGGCGTCTAGGTTGTGACCTCTCCGCTTGAGATGATCGTTTCGGCTTGGACGGAGAGGTTACCCCTTGGATACGATGTCTACGTGGCTGGTGGGCATCGTATCTTCGAGGTAGGTGAGGGCGAGAACGATGCTCTCATCTATCTCATGTATCGAGGCCAAGCCAATGGGGTGGTCGCGTACAAGCGAGATGTAAGATTCAAACGAGATACAGATCCCTTATCCCTCACAGCTATCCTTGACAAAGCTTTGCTAGACTTTCAGACTCAGTGCCAGTCCAAGTCGTAAGTCGTAGCGAGCGAATCTGGAAACCTCATGCTAAGCAAGAGGAATACATACAGCTCCCATTCAGTGTCTTCGAGGCACTCTATGGTGGAGCAGTGGGAGGCGGCAAGAGCGAGTTGCTCTACATGCTTCCCATCGTATATGGATTCCATGAGGTCGCAGGATTCCACGGCGTACTATTCCGCGAGACCTTTCCTCAGCTTGAAGCCTCTCTCATCATGCGCGCCGTGCCTATCTATAAGGCTCTGGGCTCGCGTTGGGATGATTCGAAGCACGTTGCGACATTCCCGTCTGGTGCCAAGATTCGATTCTCGTATGTGGAAAATCTCAAGGATGCTTGGGATCATGACACTAATGAGTATCAGTATATTGGGATCGACGAGCTTACCCATTTCCAGTGGGACGTTTACAGCTACCTTACTTCTCGTGTTCGTTCTCTTATTCCCGGCATTCCTCCAATCGTTAGATGCGCTACCAATCCTGGCAATATCGGTCACCTCTGGGTCAGACAGCGATTTGTTGAGCATGCCCCTGAGGGTGGGAAGCTCCTATACGATCTGGAGACAGAGACCTATCGTTGTTTTATCAAGGCCCTACTTACTGACAATCCTCATCTCCTCGCAAAAGACCCTGGATACATCAAGCGTCTCAAGATCCTCAGCGCCGCTGAATACAGAGCAAAGGTTCTGGGCGACTGGTGGGTCTTCGCTGGACAAGTATTCACGGAGTGGAGAGATCCCTACTTCGGTGTCCAGTTTCCTGACGAGCCTACGAACGCTTGTCATGTTATTCCTGACTTCCAACCGCCCTCGTACTACCCTCGAATCCTCGCTTGCGACTGGGGCTTCCATCCCGGCAAGACCTGGGTGGGTTGGGGTGTCGCGACGCCCGATAAGCGTGCAGTTCTATATCGGGAGCGCGTATGGTCCCAGACTAACATCAAGATATGGGGAGCGGAGGTTGCAGCTCTTTCACAGGGGGAGAGGGAGGCAATTGTATCTTGTAAGCTGGACCCCTCTGCATGGGGCCATCGTGGAGAGGAGCAGACCATTGCAGAGCAGATCATTGAGGCAACAGGCTTACCCTGGGAGAAAGCAGACAATGATCGGCTAGGTGGCAAGCTCCTGATGCATGAGTACTTGAGGTGGGGACCTAAACCTCCCAGCTTCGTACCGGCAGAAGGATTCGACGAGGTCAAAGCTTACAGCATCCTAAGGAACTATGGACCTCAAGCCTACAAGGACTACACTGATCTCTTTAAGCCTGAGGCGGAGGAAACAAATCTCCCTAGGTTGCTGGTCACAAAGAGTTGCAATGAGTTTCGCAAGGTCATCCCGGCTTGTGTTTATCCCAACGACGATGGCAAGGGGCGTAAGAAAGCTGAGGATGTCGCCGAGTTCACAGGGGATGATGCGTATGATGGGGGTCGGTATTTCATAAAGGCTGTCGATGACTATTATGCTCTTTCTACAACGCTGCATGAGAAACATTCGGTCCTGGATCAAATTGTTTCCCAGCTCTCTCGGACGAACGACTGGAACACCTATCACCGACAGATGGCCGCCTACGAGTCAAAGTTTGTTAGGGTCGCGAAGTCTGTTCCAAGGCGGCACGGACGTTTTAGGCCTCACTAAGAGAGAGCTGAGAGTTGAGGTCATTTCCTTACGCGCGCGTCTGCTGGCTGTATCGGAGCAGCGGGATCGGATCTTCGAGGAAGCAAGAGATGTGAGGGATGCGTACCATCAGCTGGTCATGAAGGATCAGGCAAGGATGGATGAGCTTCTCGCACAGCAGAAAGATATCGTTGACCGACAGCTAGGCCTCTCTCCCCAAGAAGCGAAAGAGGGGGAGAGAAAGCAGGTTCCCATTGGTCGACGCAATTGGCGCGACGTAGCTGCTGACTTTCAAAAGCGTGAGCGTGTCGACAACAGCAGTGAGAACGCCAAGGACGATCACTGGCGCAAGAAGATTTCTGACGTCGAAGCTCAAGACGGAGTAATGGGCAAGACGACATAATGGACACAACCGCCCCGACCCCTGGAGCAGAGCCTATCGTCGCAGACGCGACGGAGGGGAGAATACTGCTTCACGAGACCGACAAGGGGAGAGCTCTACTCGACATCATCGACAAGCTTGAGCGAGCCGAGGAGTTAGTTCGCTATCGTAATGTCCTGAAATATCGCAAGCAGCTTCACTATTGGAACAACGTTCAGTACCTCGTAGAGTCCTCAACCGCGCATGACTGGATGACCCCAGAGGATATTCTATCGAAGGATCCTCAAGCGGACATCGATCCGGTCATGTATGCGAAGGTGATCAATGTCTACAAGGCGCATGGTGAGATCATCATTGGCGCTTTGACGAGTGGAACGCCGACCGTTCGATTTTTCCCGGCGGATGCAGATGATCACGAAGATACTACGACGGCCAAGGCATGCTCGAAGATCGCCGAGCTGATTCAGAGGTGGAATAAGGCGAGGCTCTTACTGATGAAGTCCTTGTTCATCATGTATAACCAGGCCTTTGTCGCGTGCTACAACGAGCAGAAGCAGGACTATCGCTTCGGCTCTCTTGACGTACCGGATTACGAAGATGTTGACATATTTGAGCGCGATCACTACTGTCCCAATTGCGGGTTTGGTTTTGGCTCTGAGCAATGGGAGCCTTCTGGTGTTCAGCCAGTCGACGGCGAACAACAACCCATCGGACCTGGCGATGCAAGTGGCGATGCGGAATCTCAGCAGGAGGACGCAGCAGAGCCAGGAGAGGAGCCTCCGCAAGGGATTCCGACGGCACAGGGACCGTCGCCGATGTCACCCCTCGATTGTCCAGGATGTCAAAAGGCAGTTCAGCCAGTCTACGACGACACGAAAGGGCAGCAGACCAAACAGGTCGGAAGCTCCAAGAAGCCAAAGAATCGAGAATGCCTCGAGGTCTATGGGCCTCTCAACGTCAAGATACCAGCTTGGGTTCGCGAACAAACGCAGACGCCATACCTGGATCTAGAGACGGAGGAGTCGGTCTATGCGATGCGCGCGCTCTATCCGGAGATCGAGGATCTGATTGAGAGCGCGGGATATCCGGATTCTCTAGAGCGGGAGGTTCGCGTTCCTACGAGCTACAGAAACGACTTCCCGAAGGACGTATGCACCGTCCAGCGCGTCTGGCTCAGGCCGATGGCGTATACGGCGAGGAGGAGAGACGACGACGCGCGCATCGAGATTGAAAAGGCTCACGCTGATGGCGTCTATGTAGTCATCATCAACAAGACTATCATCGCCGAGATCGTAAGCGATAAGCTGGACGAACACTGGACTATCAGCACGAACCCTCTATCCGAGACACTACATGCGGAGCCAATCGGTGCTCCCATGATGCCCATACAGGACATAACTAATGAGCTTGCGAATCTCACACTCGAGACTATTGAATACGGTCTCCCAGAAATCTTTGCCTCTACCGATGTCCTCGACTTCGATGCCTATCAGCGACAAGAGGCTCGTCCAGGACAAATCTCTCCCGCGACTCTTCGAGCTGGCCAGACTCTATCACAGGGCTTTCATGAGATCCAACCAGCGACGCTGTCGAGAGAAGTAGAGCTATTTGCGGACCGCATGACGACGACGGCCCAATTCGTCATGGGGACGTTCCCTTCAGTGTTCGGCGGCTCGATGGAGTCGAGGGGTGGCTCCGCTAAGGAATACGAGCTATCCAAAGCGTCAGCTCTCCAGCGTATCTCCAACTACTGGATCATCCTCCAGGAGTGGTGGGCCGCTGTGATGGGCAAGAGCGTTCGCTCCTACATGAAGCATATGCAGGCGGACGAGAAATATGTTCAGGCGAAAGGGAATCAGTTCCTCAACGTCTGGATCCGTCAGGCCGACTTGAGCGGTGAGATTGGTGAGGTCGAGCCTGAGGTTAACGAGACGTTCCCAATCTCGTGGGCACAGAAGCGCGATGTCATTCTCAATCTCATGCAGATGAAGGATCCGAATGTCACGGCGGTCATTGTCCATCCGGAGAACGCGGGCCTCATCGCGCAAATCATCGGGGTTCCGGAGCTTTACATACCTGGGGACGACGATAGAGCCAAGCAACTCATGGAAATCGCTGAGATGCTTTTGCAGCAGCCTCAGGAACTTCCAGGACCAATGGGACAGCCAACGGTTCAATCGACTGTCCCAATCGACCCTGAGCTGGATAATCACGCTGTCGAAGCGGAAATCTGCAAAGCTTGGCTGATATCTGAGGTTGGGCAGGACGCAAAGAAGAACACGCCAGCCTGGTACATGAACGTCCTAGCACACTTCAAGGAGCACAAGCAAGCGATGATGGCTATGATGCCACCTCCTGCTCCTGGACCTAACGACGTAACCGGACCTCCTGGAGGAGAAGCACCCAATGGCCCGCAATAGAGACGTTCAAGCCCCGTGGTGCGCGTGCGTCGCTTTCGTAGCAGGCGATGCGACGAAGGTGATCAAGGCAGCGCCGGGAGCTGGGAAAGCCCTGGTCATCACGCGCTTGCATACGAATATCACGACGTCCGCCGCGCAAGTTATCTCGATTGGCGACGGTACGACCATTCTTCAGAATCTCGCAGCGTCACAAGCGGTGGGACCAGTTCCGGGTAGCATCTCACTTGAAGAGGGCGTCGAGCTGGCGGCGAACACGGCACTCTCATACCTTCCAGCAGCGGCAGGACCAGCAGGGTTCGTCATCGCTGAAGGCTGGATTCGGTCGAAGACTTTCAACACTTAACGAGGCTCTATGAACAGACGTATCTATGGCTTCCTCTTTCCCCTCCTCTCACCCGAAGGCGCGCCCGGCGGTGGCGGTAGCGGCGCTGACGATATGTCCGAGTCTGCCCGTGATCTCGCCGACCTCGAGGAAGGCCCTGGAGATGGTGGCAAGGGTTCTGGCGACGATGACGGCGAGGGAGATGGCGACGATGATAGCGAGGGCGAAGGCGAGGGAGATGAAGAGGAGGGAGATGAGGGAGAGGGAGAGGACGACGAAGGTGAAGAAGGCGACGAGGACGAGGAAGAAGAAGGCGACGGCAAAAAAGGCAAAAAGAAGGACGACGAAGAAGAAGAGCCTGAAACCGACGCTCAGGGCCGTCCAACCGTCAAGGCCATCAAAGCGCTTGCGCCTGACCTATTCAAGAAATTCCCGTATCTGAAGACTGCGTTCTTCGAGCTCCCGAAATACAAGGAGGTCTTCTCGACTCCGGAGGAGGCTCAGGGCGCGGCAGCCAAGGCAGCAGATTTCGACGCGCTCGAGGTTTCTCTGGTTGGCAAGGGGGATGCTCATCTCCTACTTGACCAGATGAACACCAACAACCCGAAGGCGCTCGCGAAGATGCTCGATGGATTCGGCGACGCGGTGAGGAAGGTCGATCCAAACCTCTACCTGCGGATCACCGAGCCGATCATCGAGGAGCTGCTCCACTTCGCCGCGAAACACGCTGACAAGATCGGGGATAAGAACCTCAAGCTCTCAGCTCAGCACCTCGCCAGATACGTCTTCAACAACGGCGGCGAGATTCCTCAGCTTCGTCAGCCCAAGAGCAACGAGCCGAGCGACGAGGAGAAAGAGCTTCAACGCGATCGGCAGAATTTCGACAACGAACGGTTTGGCGCGGCAATGGAAGACGTCGCGACTCGTTCGGTGGAGAGCATCGACAGGATCTTCGAGCGCAAGTTGGATATGCTGACTCCTTTCGAGAAGAAGGCAGTCCTGCGCGACGCGCGCGAAGAGCTGAACACGACACTGAAGGCTGACAAAGAGTTGCAGAGGAAGCTCTCCAGCCTCTGGGCATCTGCAAAAAGGGATTCCTACAGCACAGCTTCAAAGGAGAGGGTGAAAGAAGCGTGGCTCTCGCGCGCAAAGCTGTTGGCTCCTGGAATCCGAAATCGACTCAAACAAGAAGCTCTTGCTGCAAGGACACCTGGCAAGGGTACTCAACAGCGCGAGGGAGGAAAGCGGACGTTTCCCGTTCAGGGCGGAGGTGGTTCGCGTGGCTCTTCCAGGGTTCTCGATCCTACCAAAATCGATTGGAAGAAAACCAGCGACGCCGACATCTTGAACGACAACGGCAAGGTCACCCTCAAGAGGTAGACATGGCCCAGACGGAATCACAGGTCGTCGGGGCTGAACTGGAACGGGTGAAAGACAAGGTCCCTGTTCTCTTCGAGCGCGATGCGATGTTCTACGCGAATATCGAGAAGCGTCCCGTGGAGAAAATCAGCGCGAGGGACATGCGCATCCCGCTCGAGATTCGGCCCGGCGGTCTGTTCGGCTACTACGACACGGCTGGCGGCGACCTGGGACGCGGTGAAGGTCCCTCGTTCGAGAAGGCGACGATCAACACCGTCAACTTCAAGTACGCCGCGGAGTGGCACAAGAAAACGCAGTGGGCGACCGACGACGCGCGCAAGTCGGTGGTCAACAGCGTCAAGCATCTGCTCGCGTCGGCAATGAAGGAGTTCCGTCGTCAGGTGGACTCTCAGCTGCTGACGGATGGAACTGGCGTTCTCGGAACCGTCTCGAACGTCTCGGGCACAGG